TTCAGAATGCGCAAGAGGCAACAGGACATTGGTCCCAGCGGGCAGAGCGAGCCCGCAGACAGCGCGGAGTCACCGTCAGCGGATGACGGGGATACCGTTATTGAGCTAGTTGACGGAATTCCGTACATCTATGAGAAGGGTGCCGTCAATGAGGCCGTAATGGAGAGGAAGCGCTGATGATAATTGATCCTGGGGATGTTACCAGTATTGCGACGCAGACTCTTGTTATGCGGAATCAGGAGCAGGCCCGGCTCTCCCACATTAACAGGTATATGAAGAATAGGCCTGATCCTCCATTTGCCCCGCGCGGAGTGAACGCGGAGTACCGCTGGATTATGCGGAAGTCACGGCGCAACTTCCTTCCGCTCGTGACGTCGGTTATCTCTCAGAACCTTCACGTGGATGGCTACCGGCCGACTGGGACAACGACTAATCAGATAGCAGCTCCGCAGGCTCCGAACCCAACATGGGATGCCTTCCGGGCTAACCGGATGATATCCCGTCAGCATGGCATTCATCGTTCTGTTATCAAGTACGGCTCTGCGTATACGGTCGTGCTTCCCGGACGGCTATCCACCGAACAGCCGGATGGCGACCAGGATCAGGATGTGCCGGTAATCCGGCCGGTATCGCCTCGCCGGATGACGGCTATGTACGCGGATGATGTTGACGATGAATGGCCGCAGTACGCAATCGAAGTCCGGACGGTACGGCTCCCGCAGAATCAGTCGAGGACGTACGTCTCTGTCTATGACGAGGACTCGCGCTTTATCCTGGCCTCTCAGGTAATGAGTGGGTATGGCAATGTCTCATCCTACAATCTTCAGATAGCGATGGCTGATGACCCACTCCTAAACGGCCAGGACCCAATCGCGAGCCATGGTCTAGGAATCTGCCCGGTGGTCCGCTTTCTTCACGAGACTGACCTAGATGGTGAGGAGGACTGCTCCGGCGAGATTGAGCCTATCCTCCCAATCCAGGATCAGGTGAATTTTGATACCTTCAACCTTATGATGTCTGAGCAGTATGCTGCTATCCGGCAGCGGTGGGTTACCGGGATGGCTCCTGTAGACGAACAGGGGAGAGAGCAGGCGCCATTCCGGCCGGGAGTCGACAGGGTATGGGCGGCTGAGGATCCAAATACGCACTTTGGTGAATTCGGTGAGACGCCACTCCAGCCTTTCTCTCAGGTACGCGAGGACGGGATCAGGCATATGTCGACCATCACCCAGGTGCCGCCGTACCATCTTCTGGGCCAGATCGCCAATATGAGCGCAGACGCTCTAGCGGCCGCACGCGACGGCCTGGACCGGAAGATTGAGGAGCTACAGGCTATCCTTACCGATCCGTGGCGCAATACATTCCGGCTGGCCGGCCTGGCGACCAATGACAAGGATACCTGGAATGATCTATTCGGCTCTGTCGTATGGCGTGATACTAGCGCCAAGGCATTCGCCTCTACCGTCCTTGGCCTAACTCAGGTCGCCCAGATGCTTGGCGTACCGGCCGAGGAGCTATGGGCTAAGATTCCGGGAGTTACTGCGGATGACGTAGCGGCGTGGCAGCTAGCGGCTCAGCGCGAGAAAGCACAGGCTCTCGTTCAGCAGATTGTCGCCGGAGCCCAGCAGCAAGCTGCTATGGGCCAGGCTCCTCCTCCGGCTGGGCCCGGTATTCCGGGGCAGACGGCTCCGCAGCCTCCAGGGCAGACGGCTCCTGGCGGCACTCCTCCGGCTATTCCGGCTGGGCCCGGTGGCCGGCCTGAGCCAGGAGGCCAGAACGCATGACAACTCCAGCCGTTCCGGGGCTTCCTGTTTCTGACGCGGTAGCAGGACCAATACTGCTACAGAATTACGCGAATACTCAGCAGACGATTGCGGCCCGTGCCGCGCTCGCGATCTACAACCTCTGGATGCGGCTTATCGACCCACTTCATTTTGACGATAGCTGGCGGACGCTAAATCCGATCGTTACCGGCATCATGTCAACCCATTACGATATGACGGCTGCTAACGCGGCTCAGTATTACGGGCTCTCCCGTGTCGTTGCCGGGAATCCTTATATGGCCGTTCCGGGCCAGGAGCCGGACGAGCAGTACATGAATAAGGTCGCCAACATAATGGGACGTGGGCAGTTCTATCACTTCCTCAAGGAACAGGAGCCGGATGCCGCGTCGGCTATGGCGAATGACTCGCTCCGCGGAGCTTCTACGCGGATGGTCCTGATGGGTGGACGGGATACGGTTACTGCGACAGCCACTCAGGACCCAATGGCTAAAGGCTGGGAGCGGGTAATCGAGCCGGGAGCCTGCGGCTTCTGTGCTATGCTCGCGTCGCGCGGAGCCGTCTACAAGGAAAGTACGGCAGACTTCCGGGCTCACGATCACTGTAAGTGCGTAGCTCGCGCAGTCTTTATTGGAGAGCCTTCCGTCAATAAGGATCTCCAGAAGGAATGGGCTACGGCTACAAAGGGAACAAAAGGGAAAGCCTCAATAGCGGCGTGGAATCAATACTGGGAGAATCGAAATGTCGACACCGGTGCACGAAACAGCGCAGGGACGCCAGCGATTGGCAGCCAAGGGCCAGGCGATGCCGGCCTCATCGGGAGGGTCGGGGGATCAGCCGAGATTCCCAATCCCTAACACGTCATATCTCTCCAAGGCCATCCGGGCTGTGGGGAGAGCAAAGCCTAATACTCCGGAACAGCGGGCAAAGGTGAGGAGGTATATCATCAAGCGCGCTAACGCTCTTGGCGCGTCAGATTCCATTCCAGACAACTGGAATTCAGATGGTACACTCAAGGGAGGAGGCAGTTAATGCCGCCTGATACAAGAGCCAAGCCACCGAATGTGGGCGAGAGGTATATCTTCCAGCCGGCAGACGGAGTGGGGCACGGGGAGAGTCATAAAGGCTCTCCTCTGACAGCGGAGATGACGGCTCTGGACCTGGCTCCGGGAACAGAAGTCCTCGTCTATGAAATCGAGGAGGCTACCGGCAGGCCGATCCTTGACTGGACCGATTCGACAGGACAGGACCGTATGACATCATTCGATCCTGATGAATTCTCAGGCGACTTCCAGCCAATACCATAGAAGGGAAAGTCATGCCAGCACTATCAGCGGGCCAGATTATGCAATACTCAGAACAGCAGGCTCTCAATGCGGTATTCCTCAAGACGCAGAGCCCGCCCGTCGCAGCGACCTATCTGGCTCTCTCGACAACGGCCGTGGGCGCACTCCAGTCAACAGAGCTTACCATGGCCGGAGCGACCATCAACGAGTATGCTACGGCCTCCGGCTATGCACGGCAGAGCTACGGCCCGGTAGCAGCTACGGCTGCGTCTCCGTCTGTCATCTACAATACGGCTCAGATAACCTGGGGTCCGTTTACGTCTGCTCCCGGCACTTGTGTCTGGGGAATCGCCTGTACTCTCGCGAGTGGCACCACCGCAAACTGTATTGCGGCATTCCTCCTCGCTTCTACCCGGACACCGGCCATCGGAGACAGCCTTCAGGCTGCGGCCGGTACCGGAGCGGCCGGCACCGGATTCATCTGTCAGGTCTAGATGTCGGTTATCCGCCTAGGCCTGGCTATACCAGACCTCAGGCTGCCGCGCGTTTATCCGTGTAGTGCGATAACTGGCCTCCGCACAACCTGTGGCGCTACGCCCACGTCTCTTTACCATAGGACGTGTGGCGTAGCAAGCCACGGTGCGGACATCTGGCTCTGCCCGGTACATGCCGCTGTCGTCGCGTCTGGCGGAGGAATATGTAGGGAATGTGCCGTGAGAGGAGGAGTTGCCCCGGCTCACATTTACCGGATTCAGATGATCCCAGTACGTCTGCCTAAGATATCTGGAACGGCAATTATCAGGTAGGAGGTGAGGTCTCTTGGCTACCCTACGGGGTGCGGCCAACACGCTTGGTACCAGTGCTTCTACCCAGTCAGTGGCTCTACCATCTGGATGGCAGCCGGGGGACTTCTGCCTAGTTGGCGGCCGGATTGGTAACACCTCTAGTGGTACGTTTACCACTCCGTCCGGATGGAAC